GCCCCGCGTTGCGCCATTTCAGCAGCGGATAGACCTAACTGTGCGCCCGTTTGAGCGGCCTGTTGTCCAATACCCGTCGCCTGTAAACCGACAGAGCCACGAAGTTGTTGGGCTTGGGTTGCCTGTCGAGCAAGAGCTTGAGCATTACGAGCAGCCTCTTGTTGAGCAGCTAAGTTAAACGCCGTTCCTTGTTGCGCAGCCTGCATTCCCAACTGCGCTTGTGATTGACCCAGACCTGCACCCTGCTGGGCAAGTTGCGCCTTCAATTGTTGGGTTGAAATGCCCAACTGTGCTGCTTGTGCAGCAAGACCAGCCTCGGATTGAGCTAACTGACCGCCGAGTCCAGCGGCTTGTAGCTCTCTGCCTTTGCCAGCTTCAAAAGCTTGTTGAGATGCTTGGAGGGCTTGACCGAAGCCTTGGCTCAATAACCCGGCTGTCTGTCTTGCAATTTGTTCGTTGATAGCGCGATCTATCTCACCCCGCTGGACGCCGGTTCGCGATCCGCCAAACGCCCCTGCTGCTATCGCTTGCGCGTCTGCCTGTTGTTTTTGTAGCTCACCCGTTCTCATGATCTCGCGTCGGGTCGCCTCTACTACTTGTTGTGTATAGGGGTCCATGAACGCAGCAATTCCCGATGGATCGAAAGTAGCTCCTGCGTCCTGTAACCCAGCACGAATTCCGGCAACGTCGCCTCTCGATGCGAGTATGCCTGCCTGACCGACACCGGCCTCTCGTTCTGCTTGCCTAGCCGCTGCTGCTAACCGAGATTGTGCTCCCGCAGTTGTTCCTGCAGAGACCCCGGCTTGTCGCAAAAGCTGTTGCTGGCCTTGTCCTGCTTGCTCTATACCGGCTTGTGTAGCAGTCCCTAACTGAGTGCCTAATGCTCTTGCGGTTTGCAAAGCTCCAAGACCAACATCCCCAGCCAGTTCTCTTGCTTGTCTCGCACCGAGTCCCAGACGGGCTTGTGCGTCTTGTGCGGCCCTTTGGCCTAATACGTCTGCCGCTGCAATACCCTGCTGTGCAGCTTGAGTTTGCAACGGCACACCAGCCTGTGCTCCAGTAATGTCGGAAGCGGCGGCTGATAAACCTCTAAGTGCTTGATCTCTAAACGTATAAGGCTCTGCCCTCGTCGCAGCAGCGAGGGACTGTGCATCGCGTAAAGTCTGCAACGAACCTCTTTGTACCCCTAGAGCTTCTTGTATACCTGGTAAGGCTCCGGCTGTTATCGCCTGCTGACCGGCTTGGGTGCTTGCTAAAGCACCTTGCAAAAACGGCTCGTAACCACCAATACCCGTCCTGATTAAGTCGCCTGCGTCAATTTGTTCTGCTGTAAGACCGGCGATAGCTTGAGTTGGCGGTAACACCGGTCCAAGCTCCCTACCCTCTGCATCCACAAGCGGTTGCCCAGTAGCAGGGTCAATGCCTTGCATTCGGGTAATGTAATCTTGCGCCGACTCGTATAGACCTAACTTATACGCTTCGACCGGTGCAGATTCTCGTACCTCTTGTATTTGGGTTGTAGTAGCCATCAGGCCATTGCCTCAAAATTACTCATCATGTTGTACATGTTTCTCATCCCCCGTTGGCGAGATCCGTTACCAGCACCCCTGACGGCTTTCGCTGTCATTACAAACTCACCATCTGAAAGCATAGCGGGTATATCGTCCGAAGTTTCGGTCCCCGGACCTTCTATAGGACCCATCATGCGTGGAAAAATGTTTTCATCAATACCACCGCCCTCAGCAACACCGGGTACAGGCTTATAGACGGGTGCTGTTGTCGGTACAGCAAAGTCTTCTGGTTTTAAAGTTTTTATTGTGTAGGTGGGTCTAGGTAAAAATGTGCCGGGTGAGTACCTACGATCTCCGATCAAAGGGTTTTCTACCGCTTCCGCCACGTTAAAATCTTTCGGCTCCTCTCGGGTCAAAGCGTCAACCGCTAGAAGACCAGCGATGCCCGGACCAAATTTCCGGAAAAAACCCGGTTTTTTTATGTCAAGGTTAGCCATAAACTTGGCGAACTCTGGTGTTCCGCGCCCAAAACCCGTTTGCTTTGTGAACGTTTCAGCAGCGTCCGCAATTGCGGCGTTTTGTTGCAACCCCGGCAAAAATATGTCTTTAAAACCCTCGATAGGTTCAAAAGCCGCGTCTCCATAACCGGTCAGCCGTGCCAAACCAGACCTCAAGGATGGGACCTCTACCGAAGTTGTTGCCGCGTCAGTGACGGTAGTCGGTGTAGAAGTCACGTTTTGCGCTGACGCCGGCGTCACACTTGTCTTCACGCCGTACGGGTTAGTTTTCGAATCAAAAGGTAGATTTTCTAATCGCCTGATATCCTCTGCTGAAAAACTTTGTGTCTCTTGCAAAGATGGCAACGCCTTTTCATCCACTTTGGATAAAGACGGCTGGGGAACTGACGTTTTGAAAATTTCATCCAAACCAGATTCCATACCGGCCGTATATGGATCAACGCTACCTGGTGCCAAGAATCCTTCTTTGGCACCTGTTAATAAATCCCCGCCTGTTGCGGCAGCCCCACGAGCACCTTGAACGGCTTTTGTTACGCCACCTAAAGCTCCGCCAATCGCTGCTCCTTTCAATGCGTCTTTAAGATCACCGCCTTGTACGAGAGAGGTAATACCACCCGATATCGCTCCGACAGCGATGGCTCCCAGACCGGGAAATAAAGTGTTTACAGCAGCGGTTACCAATAAAGGAGCAACAACCTTAAAAACTTTTTTGACCCCCTTGAAGACGTTTTTCACGCCTTTGACTAGCTTCTTAAGAAAAAACTCAGGCTGCCCCGTTACTGGGTTGATCGAGTTGAATTCACTGCCTACAACATAACGCTCTGGCTCAAGGCCCATGTCGCGCATTTGTTTGTATATGTTTTCTTTCAGAATAGGGTTTTTACGAAAAACCTCCATTGGAATAACTGTTTCACCGTGGGCTGCGTGGACCATGTATTGGTCTTCATATCGACCAAACTCCGCTAACTGATCTGCAACGGCTTTAACTTGGGCTATGCCACCTTGTGGGATTTCATCATCAGAATCGGCGGCTATACCTTCTCGTGCGGTCAGAAAGGTAGCAATGCCACCGGCAGGGATCTCTATCGGCTCGATATCTTCGAATTCGTCGTATTGTAGAGCAGGTTCCGCCATAAGTTACCGCTAACTGATTGTTACAACCGTAGAACCGTTGGTAGCTACCGTAACGGTCCCGACACTAACTGTTGCGCTTAACCCCGATGTTGACGGAGAAGATATATTCTGCCAGACGTTGCCAGTATAGACCTGTAGAACGCCCTCAGTCAGATTCCAGATTATATCACCAGCGTTAAATTTCAACTCGTCTCGACGAGCGGCAGTAAACTGCGGTGTCGCATCTGGATCAACAGAGTCTAAGCTAAGTTCGAGCAAACGTACAGTTCGATTGAAGGTGCCCGTGTCCACCTGTTCGCCCTGTGCAAACGGCAATCTGCCCTGTAAAAGCTTACTCATCTACGCCCGTTGGGTTGCAGATCAAGCCTTGTGCCACCGAGTCTAAAACCAACCCCTAGAGTAACGTCTGTGCCAGCGTCATCGTCCGATTCGAAACGAACAGAAGCCTGTCGTCCACGCGCTCTCATATCTATTTTAGTGGTCGTTGCAGTAAAGCTGCTTGTTTGGTCCGAGGTCAGCGATTGACCAGGAAAGTTCCGTGTCTTCATTACTACGTTAATAGCCTGATCACTACCACCATCACCGGTAAACTTCACATCTGGGATCATACGGCGTATGAACTGAAACTCCTCGCCATCACCAATATCAAAGTCAGCAGACTCGATAAATACATTCGTCATAGGATTACCGTCGTCATCGTGGCCGGTTTCATGCTGGAACAAAAAGTGTGTGGAGTCTGATTTACCCGCTGCCCGTGGAAACGCCACAATACCCTCATCTAACCACGCTGTGCGGGACAATTGACCAATATTCCATGTCTGTTCCACATAGTTGTATACGACATACCTGTCGATGACCGTCGCACTCTCCGAACAATAAAACCAACCCACCTCATCAAACTGCTTATTAACAAAAGCAAAGTATTGAAATGCCTGTTTTTCGTTGATGTCATCAAAAACATATGATTGGACGCTACAAGGCAACGGCGTCACTGACCCGTTATAATTGTAAAAACCTTTTTTATCCATCCAGAACACGCCACGAGGGGTATTCACGGCGGCGTTTGGTCCAATCAGACTGACGCCCTCATTGACCAAGTTCAAACCAAAAGTCAGGGGCGGACCTATGAATTGCAGGCTGTATAAAGCGACATCCGTCCAAACCAATGTCTCCTGTCGAGCGCGAAGACCACCAATGATCTCAGACCCAGCAGAACAACGTAACGATCCCGCTGTAGTTGTAGCGGTCGGCTCCCATTCTGCGGCGTTTTCTTGGTCTGAAAACGCTATCAGCAAAGGATCTATAGTCCCACTGCGAGAACCACCACTGATAGGGTCTGCCCCTAATACAAAGACGTGCCGGTCAACGTCAGATACAATGACTTGCAAACCTTTGGTTGGGGCAAGATTAGCACCCGGTAAGCTTGTCAGGGCGACTGCGCGGGTGTTTAGCCCGTTGGTTTTGTCCCAGTAATAAATACTGCCTGCTCTGGGGTTGGAGATCAGATCCTCGCCAAAGTTATCCATTGACCAAAGGCGTAGCTGATTTGAATCTCCAAGAGAGGTCGTAGACCCCCAAGTCCCAGCACTCCAAGCTCCAACGCCCCATCCTGTGCCATCTACGAACACATCAAGGCCGCTGTTTATTTGATATGTTCCGACTACAGACCCGCCACCGTTGCCGGTGTCACTGCTATTGGCTGTGACGGTAGCATCAGAGGTATCTTTTGCCGTAATCGTAAAAGTATTCGCGGTTGGAACCGTATCTACTTGATACTCTTGGTTCAATACGGCAGCGGTTATGTTGCCACCCAAAGAGGATGCGCCAGAGAATGTAACAAAATCCCCGTTTACCGCGCCGTGGCCGGAGTCTGTTACTGTGATCGTGCTTGATCCGTTGGTCGCGGCAAAAGTAACGTCGCCTGCGCCGGTTGTGGATCGAATCGGGGTAATGTCGTTGTAAGAGGTGCCCTCTTGTATATATAACTTGAACCGTGTGCCGAGACCCAAAAGCTTTGTACCGTCCAGATCGACCCAGCCGTGTAGTTTGCGACCGGTCCCTTCGTAAGATGTTTCGATATATTTTTGCCAGCCCCCTATCTTCTCCGGCAGTCCTTTACGGAAACGAACAAGATTGCCATCGAACCAACCGCCTTCTGCCGTATATGCAGTGCCTTCTTTGTTTATACCGGGGTTGAAAATAAACTTGGCAAGAGGCATTACTGATACTCTCCAGTGCGAATCATTTCAGTAACCGTGACAGCGCGTTGTCCAACCTGTTGACTCCAACGACTATCCATAAACTCATCTGCGGCAAGATCCCATTGTTTCCTAGACATGGCAGTAATTGCTTTAACGAACCCCCGTAGTCTAGAAAGTCCCAAGTTGAAACAAATATCTGTCAGGGCGTCTTTTCTAACGTCATCAAGCTCCCGAAACCAAAAATAGCTGGCACCTAGTTCGTTTTGTACCCTTTTTATGTCATTGATGAGCAGCACGTTTATTTCTTCTTCGGTCAGACCCAAGCCACCGTTTTCATCTATGTTTCGGCCCACTCCGATGGTCCACTTGTCAGCACTGCACCGATAGGCGTGGGTTCGCACACCTTCATGCAGTTTCAGCATGTCGATTAGCTTTGTCATGTTACTTCCCCACCCCCTTTATTCTTTCTACCGAACGAGCACCACCAAGACCCAACATGCCAAGCAATAACGGCATCATAACGCCTGCGTCTGCTTGGGGTATTACTATCCCAAATCCTGCTGCGATGGGAGATACGAGGAAGTTGACCATCAAACCCAGCACACACGTGTATCCAGCCAACGGTCTCCAACTAGATTGGAACCAGTTGCCTTTCGCATCTAACTTGTTGATTTCTATCTGACCTTTTGCAAGCTCTTGGGCGTGTTTTTCCGCCATCGTGGCGATTTCATGTGCCAGAACAGCTTTTTGATCTTTGTCTTCAATGACTTTATCGAGAAGCTTGGTTGCAGGCTCTATTAAAGATCCGAGTATGCTCATCGCTTTGCCATATATGCGGTTGCCCCAAAGTATAGCCCAACGATGGAGGCTTGGCTAAGGAAGAGCATGTCGCTTATGCTGGCTAAGGTGTCAAGGCGGTCACTTGGGACAAAAGGAGCAATAGGCAAAAGAGCGAAAAAGCACATACTCCCAACAGCAACCCAGGCCATCTTTCTTTGACTGTCTGCTTTTTCTTCTTGGAGTTCAAGTTGCAGCATCTCCGTATGTTTCGTTAACTCTTCATCGGTGACAGTGCCGTCACCGTCAACATCGTACTCTGCGTACCGAGATTTTGGCTCAAGCTTTTTAGCATTCATACCGTGACCAAAATGTGTTGACCCGTGACTTTAGGAGTTGTGTAGCTAAGTTGCCCACCTTTGTATGTATAAACTTTAGCGTCGTATATCGTAGTGATAATCTCCTGTTTCGCGTTTGTCTCCCTGCCCTGCATACGCTCCGTGTCTATCTTTTGTATGTGATGCTTGGGCGCAGGTTGTGGGGCGTTTACGCTGTTCGGAAAAGGGGGTATTTCACTCATCTTGGGTCACGGTTTTAAGATCGTGAAAAATAATACTCGTGCCAGCTTCAGAGCTTTTAATTATTTTGGGTTCACAATGCAAAGAAAACTTGTTGGTCTTTGGAAGAATGTAAGCCCAACGCTCTGGGGATTGTCTTTCGATAGCCATTTTATGTTGGCTGCAAGAGGTCAAAGTCTGGAAATGTACTTGAAAGCTCATATCCTGCTCGTTTCCACGAAACATTAACAACACGTAAACCAACATTTCCATTAGATTTCTCTTTTTTTACCTATTGCCTGTACTCTTTCTGCTGCTGGTTGGACCAAGCCCCAGGTCAAAACGTCTATATCTACTTGATGTGCCGTTCCTAGCACCCTTGGCATCGTGTTACGCACATAGATATAAGCTCCGTACCCGCATTGTTGGTGGTTAAATTTCAACCAATCTGTAGCGACTTGATGCCGTTTCGATGGCGGGTTGACTAGCCTTAACTTGTTCCACTCTCTCAGATCACAATACGGATTTGGGTTTTCGGGATCGTAATCTAGTCTTATTGCTTCTGAAGCATTATTTGGATCAATTGAGCCAGCTTCTCGTCCGTTGACTTTAATGTCTCCTGCTGTTGACTCAGACTGTCCACCACCGCTTTGATCTGTGTTTGATTCACCGCCGACAGTTGCCCGTTGGCTACTGCTTTCTGCGCCGTTTCCTTTACCACCTGCTCAATACGAGCCACCTCCGAACTTGTCGCTTGTGCTTGTGCTTGCATGGAACCCCACGCGATTGCACCAGATATAGCGGCAGCCGCTATAGGTAACGCCCAGGTGGGTATTTTTACCGAAGTACCTTCGCTCATCAGTTTATCCTCCTAAAAATTGTGGAACCAACAAGGTTCCAATTATCAAAATTATCACACCCCATAACATTCTTTCTAGTCTGTCAAACCGCCTTGAGCCGTCTGCTAATCGCTCTTCGATCCTTTCATAACGCAAAGCACACTCTCGCTCGTGAGCGTTTATCTCTTGCAAAGCTTTCTGCCCCTTTTCAACGTCCATACCCATTGCCTTCGCAAGACCTTCATCCATCTAAGATTTCTTCTTGGGGAGCCGGTTGTTTAGCTTTTCCTATATTCAAAGCTAAAGCTTCTAGGAATGGATAGACGTATTTCCCCATAAACTCGTCGTCTTTGGGTGTAGGGGTAGCCGCACATACCGCAGACGCAACCGTCACCACCGTAGTAGCAAGTGTGAGTATCTCCATCAAATCCATCATTGGACGATCTCTTTTTCTTCCTCAACAGCTTTGACAGAGTTCTTGAGATCCATTTCTCTTTTAGCAATCGCAAGTTGAAGGTCATGAGCATCCTCCTGCAAACCAGCTATTTGATTCATCGTGTTTTCAAATCTTGCTTTAAGATTCTGTAGCCTAGCAATCTGACGATGCTCCTCTGGCTTAAGATCTTCTATTTTGTACTCTTCGCCAAAGATTGTGACTACTGGGCTTTCTTCAGTGTTTTGTTCCGTCATCTGCTATCCTCCAAACATTTAAATTAGCTGCTACTGTTCTTCGCTCTCCATCTCCTTGGAACGGATACACCATATGTTGTAACCAAGAAGGGAACATAAAAAACTTACCAACTTCCGGCTTCATGATCACCATCTGTGGTGGACGCAATCGTTCTGTATCCATCAACGAGCCTTGTCCATAGTTGAATGTAATACATCCATCAGAGTGACCACTGGAATTATACAAACCATATTCACTTGTGCCAGAGGTTGGCTGATCTAATATCTGTTGTGGTACTTTAGTCCAGCACGTACAACTGATACCCATAAGGGTCTTAGTACCATGATCATGTATAGGGTTGTAATCACCAGCATAGCTATGTACTGACCACAGCTCGTCTGTTTCTACAATACGATTTTCTTTGAAGGGGTTGACTGTAGAACCGGCAAAGTTCTTAACATAGTCAGCACCCATGATCTGAATCAGCTCGTTGAACTTGCCAAGCTTCGGGTGGTTATGATCCATTGTAAGCTGTTCGCCGTTACCAATCTGACCCACCAACGTACCAGCATGAGATACCCTGTCTTCTTGATTCAAAAGATCATCCAGGTACTCGTTCAGATCGTTGACTATCTCATCAGATAGTGTCGCCTCCATCAAAAAGACGGCTGGCAACGAGTGCATTTTATATTCTTGTCTGACTTCGGACATTAGTGTCTCCTCACCACAAATGACTGAAAACTATTATCGGCAATATCACTAATACTACCAATAACAATTCTACCATCTATGCGCTTGGATCGTAGTCTTCTGCTTTTTTAATAGCAGCGTCAATCGCAGTGAAGTCTTCTGACCCCCAATCTCCTAACGCTTTTTGATAAGACATGTAACCAGCACTACGCATAACACGCTCTTTCTTTTCTTCTTTGGTCATGTCGTTGCAGAACTCGTTATCGTCATCAAGCACGTTGTCAATCACGGAAATACTTCCGGTCATCGCTGCGAAAGCCTGTGCTTTCTCTTCGTCTGTGCGTTCTACTGCTTCTGCCATTTTCTATCCTCCTGATTTGAGTGTTTCTATTTCTGCTGAAAGCTCTTGGATTGCTTTGACTAGCATAGGGATAAGGGCTGCTGGAGCAACACGTTGTCTCCCACCACCACCTTCAATGTTTTCTTCTGACCACATATCAAATCCATCCTTTAATTCAGAGTGGTTATCTATCGCGGTTTTGACTTCTTGGGCTATGAATCCATGATTGATTTCTCCATCGCTATTCATGACTCGTTTATCAGAACCCTCTACATAGGATCTATGGTTTGAAGGAACGTCTTTTTCTTTTTTCCATTGAAAAGTTACTGGACGCAAGTCATTTATAAAAGATAATCCAGCCGTAGAGTCGGCGATGTTTTCTTTATAACGCTCATCTGATGGAGCTGTAATAGTTGTGGCTCCAGCAGCGATGTTGCTGTCTGTAGACCCAGCACCAAATGTAAAGTTTGAACTGCCAACGGCTTGCACTGATTGTCCTAGAACAATTGTGTTGCTTTCGGTTGCGCCACAATCAGAATTTTGTCCAACAATTACATTATTAGAACCGCCCGTAATAGCGTCTCCAGCATCTGAGCCAACAAGGACATTGCTACCTCCGCTGGTTATTGAAACCCCAGCATGGAAACCTACCGCAGTATTGCTTGTGTTAGTGGATGTGCCAGATTGTTGTGTAGATAAAGCACCGTAACCTATGGCGGTATTTCTGTGTCCATTCACCTCCGCATCTAGTGCAAGTGCTCCGACAGCGGTGTTAAGAGTTGCCGAAGCTATCAATTTACCCGCATTGTAACCCACTGCGACATTATAAGTTTGAGAACCGCCTGCGACATTTTGATTTCTTAAAGCGAAATGTCCTACAGCGGTTGATCCGTGACCTGTCGTTTCGTTGGTTAGTGCCTCATATCCTATGGCGACATTAAAATCAGTGTCTGTGAGCGAATACCCCGCAAGACCACCCATAAGAACATTCTGAGTTCCCGTAGTGACTGACAGACCAGCTTGATAACCCACCGCGACATTGTAAACAGTCGTAGCAGTTGTAAAATTTTGTGCATTGAGAGTCGCATCACCAATGGCAACACTATATTTACCTTTAGTATCTGCCCCCAAAGCATCACGGCCCATCGCCGTGTTTCTTTCTCCTGTCGTTGAAGCATCTAATGCACCGTAACCCACGGCAGTATTATGAAACCCCGTTGTCAGGCTTGCCATCGAGTTTGACCCAACAGTCGTATTCAGATTATCTCCCGCTGAATTAAATGCAGTTAGCGCAGCATATCCAACGGCAGTGTTGTTCGTTGATGCTTGCATAGCATCACCAGCAAGACCTCCGATGAGGGTGTTGTTGGTTCCCGTGGTGATTGCATTACCCGCTTCATAGCCTACTGCCGTATTAAACGAGTCAGCCGCGGTTGTGAAATTTTGGTTTTGTAAAGTCGCATATCCGAGTGCTGTAGATTTACTGCCTAACGTATCTGCACTCAATGCACCGAAACCGATACCAGTATTAAAGTCAGCGTCAGTGAGAACGTCACCAGCTAGGCCACCAATCAGGGTATTCTGGACTCCCGTGGTGATGTCGTTACCCGCATTGAACCCGACAGCCACGTTGTAAGAATCAGTGCTTGTTGTGAAGTTTTGAGAAGCTAAAGAAAGGTTGCCAATAGCTACATTTCTATCACCCAATGTATCAGAACTTAACGCTTGATATCCCAACACAGAGTTTCTATTGCCACTAGTTAGCGCATCCCCTGCAAGACCCCCAATGAGGGTGTTCTGGCTTCCCGTGGTGACTGATACCCCTGCACTTGCACCCACGGCAACATTGAAAGAATCAGTAGCTGTCGTAAAGTTTTGGGCCTGTAAAGCACTTTTTCCTATAGCTACGGACTTTGATCCTAGAGTGTCAGAAGTAAGGGCGGCGTAACCTATCGCTACGTTGTTATCAGCATCAGTTAGAGAGTCACCAGCTACGCCACCAAGCAAAGTGTTCTGGATTCCCGTAGTAATTGACAAACCACTTTGATACCCCACGCCAACATTGTAATTATCAGTAGAGGTTGTAAAGTTTTGTGTTGCCAGTGAATTCAGACCTATCGCAACAGCTCTATCTCCAAGGGTATCTGCGCTTAACGCCACATAACCCAAAGCGACATTAGAGTTTCCAGAAGTAAGAGCATCTCCTGCGAGACCTCCGATCAGAGTGTTCACAGTTCCCGTGGTGACTTGCCGACCAGCGTTATGGCCCACCGCCGTGTTATACGCTTCGCTGGTTCCTGCGTTTTGATTCGCAAGAGTATTCACACCGATGGCTACATTTGCGTCTGCCTGATCTTCTGCTCCTAGAGCTCCATAACCGATAGCAACATTTGCCTCGCCATCAGTTAAAGCATCTCCTGCTAATCCACCAATAAGGGTATTAAGGGTTCCCGTGGTGACTAATAAGCCAGCATCAACTCCTACGGCTACATTGTAAGAGTTTGTAGCAGTAGTGAAGTTTTGGGCTTGTAAAGCAAATGCGCCAACCGCTACCGATCTGCTGCCTAAAGTATCCGCGCTTAATGATTGAAAACCCACGGCCACATTCAAATCAGCATCAGTAAGGGCATCTCCAGCAATCCCTCCAATAAAGACGTTCTTGAGTCCCGTAGTGAGTGACAGACCAGCTTGATAACCAACCGCCGCATTAAAACCATCCGCTCCTGCATTTAGAGTTTTTAGAGCTTGATAACCCACAGCAACGTTGTCGCCATGAGCATCTTCAGTAGATAAAGCTTGATAGCCAATAGCGGTGTTATTACTTCCTGTGGTAAGATCATGCAAACTTTGATAGCCAAGTGCTACGTTGTTACCACCTTCGGTATTTGCAGTCATTGACTCACCACCCACAGCAGTGTTAGTTGCTCCAGTAGTGTTTGATCCTAATGCAGAGCCACCGATAGCTACGTTGTGATTTGCTGTTTGGTTCGCGTCTAACGCTGCATATCCAACCGCTACGTTGTTATCACCCGTAGTCAAAGCCGTACCCGCTTCATCACCCACGACCACGTTGAAATTACCGCCAGAGGTGATGCTGTTACCAGCGTTGACGCCGATACGGACGTTAGATGTGCCAGCGGATGCAGTGATAAGGTCTGCACCGTCAGCGAAGGTTACGTCTGCTGCAAAGTTAGCAGCCCCGTCTACATCAATAATATCTAGGTTAGCTGTCCCGTTGACATCAATAGAACCTTCAAGATCTATGTCGCCATTTACTGTGAGATCATCAGTTAAGGTCAGGTCATCTTCTACAGTAAGATCAACTACGTTTAGGTGAGCAAACGCATCAACCATCGCTGCGCCTGATCCAGCACCATCTGAGTAGATAGCCTTGGTCTGACCATTAGGTATCGTGATACTCGCACCAGAGCCTTGGCTGATAATAATATTTTGAGATCCGCTAGTT